AAATTGAGGCAATCCGCCACGGACGAATTGGATTTGTATGGTCCCGAAGCCAAAACGGGGATCAAACGTTTCGGGGTGACATTTAAGTCCAAAGAAACGGCGGTGAAATATGATTTTTCAATGACACCCATTTGGAACGATTTGAAAGCCGCAGAGGATCACGCGTCGGATCAACGCAAGGATTTGGAGGCCCAATTGAAAGCGTTAAAAAAATCAACCGTGAATGTGGATCCCGAAACGGGTGAAATGGTCGAAATGGTTGTCCCAATCAAATCTTCAAAAACAACAGTCGAAATAACATTATCAAAATAATTTTCAACAAATATTGTTTGAACGAATGTTCATTCGTATTTTCGCTGAAATCAAAACAACAACAACATGAACGAAATTCAAAAAAACCAGGTGCACACCATTGACGTGGGCAAATTACAAACGTATTTGAACGCCATGGGAATGGCGAACAATTTGACCAAAGGCGAATTCGAACAATTTGTGGAAATCGCCCAAGGGTTCGGACTGAATCCATTTAAGCGCGAAATATACGCGAATAAATACGGGAACAATTTTTCGGTCATTGTCGGATATGAAACGTATATTAAACGCGCGGAACGTTCGGGTTTATTATCGGGGTGGTCGGTGAAAACCGACGGGTCGGTCAATTTCCAAAAGCCAAAGGAATCGACATTGAGGGCTGAAATCACAATTCACCGCCGCGATTTTCAACACCCATTTATTCATGAAGTTTATTTTTCCGAGTATTTTGGAACGACAAAGGACGGTGTATTAAATAAGTTTTGGGGATCTAAACCCATGACCATGATTAAAAAGGTTGCAATGGCCCAGGGTTTCCGATTGTGTTTTTCGGACGAATTGGGTGGTATGCCATACACGGCGGAGGAAATGAACACCATGGACGCGGATCATGTTGTAATTCCAAAACAAATAACAGTTCAAATTGAACCAAGCCCCGAAACATTAAAGGCCGAAATTGAAAATTTGGCCAAGGCCATGACCATGGTCAAGGAATCAAACGACATGGATCAATTGCGAAATGTTTGGGTTCAATTCGAAAATCTTCATGGAAATCCCGATTTCAAAAAATTGGTAAATGATCGGAAGTCACAATTCGCCGCAGACGTTGAACCACAAACCGATTTGAAATCGGAGGACGAAATGATCAAATTGATTTCGGATTGTTCAAATGAAATTGAGTTGTTGGAATTAACCGCAAACGAAACCCGTCGTGACGTTTTGGACGCCGCGTTGGTTCGTGTGACTGAATTAAGCGAAACCGCTGAAAATGGGGGGGACAAATGAAACAAGTGACACGAAATCGAATCCAAAGGATTAAATCAAATATCAAATTGAAATTTGGATCCATTCGTCAATTTTGCGCGGTGGCGCGGTTCAATTATTGGACCGCGACCAACGCGTTGAATGGTCGTTTGGAATTGGATCACATGTTGGACGTATTATCGGACATGGAACGTTTAATCGCTGCAATCCCCGTTCCGCCATGTGACGAATGTATCAACACCGAGGACCGCGAATTTGTTCGTATCACGTTGATTACACGGTGGAAATCAATTCAAAAGTTCGTGGACAACAACCCCGAATTTTCAATGACCTTTGTTCACAATGTAATTGCGGGAAAACGAAAGATCCGCGACAATCGATTTCACCAATTGATTGAATCCGTTAAATCATGAACAATAATATCAAACAAAATTCCAGGGATCGCCAACCCGCGTTTCAATTTTATGCGGGGGATTGGTTGACCGATCCGTCTTTAAGAATGTGTTCATTCGAAACCCGTGGCGTTTGGATTGATATGTTGTGTGTCATGTTTTTGAGCGACGAAATCGGTGTTTTGAAGATCGGGAACCAAATTTTGGACGAAAACAATGTCCGAAAATTGGTCGGAATGTCGCCAAAAAAGTTCAAAAAAGTGTGGAATGAACTGATAAATTTTGGAATCCTAAAATGTGACGAAAACGGTCGGTTTTTTTCCAAACGAATGGTTGGTGACGAACGAATTCGCCAAGTCAGACGGGAGGTTGGTAAATTAGGAGGGAACCCGCAGTTGACAAAATTGGTTGGTGGTTTGGATAAGCAAAAGCGCAACCAAAAGCCAACCCCTTCATCTTCATCTTCATCTTCATCTTCAATAAATACAAACAATGAGATTGTTTGTGTGTCGGACCATGAATTGGTTGATCATGGAAAAATTCATTTTTTGATTGATCATGTGGCGAAAAATTTTCCAAATGTCGCAAAAATTAAAAATCAATTGACCAATGAACAATGTGAAAATTTGGAGGCGGAATTTTCCCGCGCTGAAATCATTGAAGTTTTGGAGGCCATGGAAAACCATTCAAACGTCACGAAAAAATACATGTCGGTTTCATTAACTTTGAAAAATTGGATTAAAATTCGAAAACAAAATGTCAAACAACAACAACAAAATGGTCGTTCGAAACCCGATTTCGACGATTCAATTCGCAAGTTTTAAGGGCCGCGAAATTGCAGAGGCCGCAACCCAGGACACACCAATCCGTGATTTGATTGACGACGAACCAATCCGTCAATCGTTGCGTTATGTGTTCGCGTTGATTGGATTGAAAGCGGAAAACCTACCAACGGACGTTCAAAAAATCGTTTTGTTGGAATTCATTCAAACCGAATTAAAACATTTCACCCCCGAAGAACTGAAATTGGCGTTTCGAATGGCGGTCGCGGGTGAACTGAATGTGGAAATTTCCCATTTCCAAAATTTTAACGCCATGTATTTGTCCAATGTCATGAACGCATACAAAGAAAAACGCGGGGCCGCATTGATCGAAATGAACCAAAAATTGAAAGCAATGGAACCAAAAAAAGAACCAACCGAGGCGGAACAAATCGCCGCGTTTTGGGAATACATGGAACAATTCGTCGGGTCAAAATTTGAGCAATACCGAACAACCAAACAAATCGATTGGGACAAAGTTTTTGGATCGGATCACATGTTCATTCAATTGGAAAAATTGGGGATCATTCATTTAACAGTTGACCGAAAAAATGAAATCATGAAGATCGCAGAAACCCAAGTCAAAACCCAATGGGAAAATGAACGTTCACAATCCCGTGATCGTGTTCGTGAAATACGTCAATTGCGCGAAGCGTTGGCGGAGGGATTAAAACCGCCGCAGAATTTCCAACAAAAGGTTGTGACCCGCGCTCGTGAATTAGCAATCGAACAAACGTTCGCGTCAATGTTGGAATCAAATATCGATTTCAAAGAAACAATTCAATCAATTAAATCAAATCAATATGAGTAAGCCAGGACAAATTCAAGTCGGGACCGCCATTTTGTTTTTGTTACAACGCGAATTCGTTCGCGAGTGCAAAATCGAACCCGCGGTGGACGAAAACGGTGATCCACAATTGGATCCAAATGGTCAACAAATGGACCGCGCGATTCACCCAATGGGGTGGACATTTGAAACGTGGTTGAAAACAAACAAAATTGTTTTTGACGAACCGTCAATCATTCAACAAGCCCCCGCGCCAATGCAAATTGTAAAATCTTAAAACAACAATATGAATAAAATCATTGTAATTGGACGCGTTGGACGCGATCCCGAAACACGAACGTTTGGCCAAGGAACAAGCGTCACAAATTATTCGTTGGCGGTGACTGAAAAATGGTCCCGCAACGGTGAAAAGGAAGAAAAAACCACATGGTTCAACATTTCACAATTCGGACGCGGTGCGGAATTCGCGGCCCAATACGTTCGCAAAGGACAAAAAATCGCCGTTGACGGACGATTGGAAATCCGTGAATGGACCGACAAAAACGGAATCACCCGCAAAGATCCCGAAATCGTGGCGGACAACGTTGAAATTTTAGCGGATCCAAATCGAGTTGCAAACAATACCCAGGAACAACCGCAGCAAATTTCACCCGACGGTGAAGAAACACCGTTTTAATCATTCAACAAATAATTGTTGAAAAACAACAGTCAAAAAATTGGGACGAATATCAAATTTGAACGATATTCGTCCCATACAACAACAACAACAACATGAAGAAAACAAACGCAAACGAGGTTCACACGTTTCAAATTGATTTGAAACAATACGTTAACGAAATAAAATGGGATTCCCATTTCAAAGAATATTTTCACGGGAACCAAACAAAAATCAAATACGGTTCGATTGAATTCACGGGGACCAAGTCCGAATTGGACGCGTTTTTGGACAAAATGCCCGACAACGATTCACAGTTCAAATTGATCGGGGTGACAAATTTATCCGACGTATTGATTGACGTAAACAATACCGTGGACGGGAACATTTCGGTTCGTGTATTTGAGTTAGAATTGCGCGACAATCAAATCAAAATGACAACCAAAGACGTATTGTCCCAAATGTTTATGGATCCCGACGACATGCCCCGAATGGAGGCCAATTTAAGCCGCAGAACATTTTTCCGAACATGGATCCGCCGTTCCGATTTTGAATCAATCACAAACCTAAATTATCAAACAAATGAAAACGTATAAATTGAATATCATGGAAAAAATCGCCATGGTTTGGACATTGCCGTTGGCGGTTGTGATCACAGTCGTGTTGATCACCATATCAATCGCCGTTTATTTATTGCGCGTCGTATTCATTTTTTCGGGGACCGCGGGATCCGCCATTTGGATCATTGACAAAATAAAGCAGCGTTGGAAATCACACCAATGGAACAAGATAAGAGAACGCGACGGGGTGTCGTCAACCATTGATTCAATGTCAAAATGAGAATAAATAAAAATTTTGACGACGGGGTCGCATGGTGCGACCGTCAAATCCAAATGTTGACCCAACAACGCCAATCGATTGATCGCATGATCACGAAGTACGAAAACAAAAAAAATTTATTGATTCAAAAACAACAACAAAATGATCAAAAACTTTGAAGAACACACCGTTGAATTGTCACCCGACGAACAAAAATTTGTGGGCGTAATCGTGCAAAGATTCAACACCAAAAAAGGAAAACAACACATTGTCACCGCAGACGCAATAATTGAGGGGCTGAAAACCCATTTCAATTTTGAGTTCAAGGAATCCAGGGTCCGAAAAATGATTCAATACATTCGATTAAACAATTTGGTCGTGGGATTGATCGCAACGTCCAAAGGGTATTTCGTCGCGGATTCAATCGAGGAGATTCAAGATTGGGTTAATTCATTAAAATCCAGGGAAAACGCGATCCGTTCCATTCGTGAAATTGCAGAACGTCAAATCGAAATCATGAATATTTCAAACCAACCAACAACCCAATTTGAACTTTTTTAATATGTTTGAAGCGATCAAAAACCACATGAACGAAATGTTTGATCAAACAATCGCAGACATGGCGGTCAACGATCAGATTTCATTGGAGGAATTCCAATTCAAATTGAAAGCAATCGAAACGGCCCGAACCAACGCCATGGGAATGATTGATTGGTTGGATCCATTATCGAACAATTTGTTGTAATTTTGAAAATATGAACCGATCCATTCGACGCGCCACGGGGCGCGAACACATGAAGATCAACACCGAATTTTGGACGGTGGTCAATTCGTTTACACGATATGTTGGAAACGATTTTCCCCGTCCCGAATTGGCGGATCATTTAATCACCAAACGACACAACGCCGTTTGGATTGAGTTTTGTGACCATTGGTCCAAAGAAAAAACCCATTTGATCAAACCCGACCGAATGGCGTTTTTGAATTTTGTCACGGCAAACGAAGAAACAACAACAACGACGGACCATGTTGGCCATGGTCACAATTTCGCGCCAAATGACAAAGAAAAAAACGGGGTTGCCGAACCCGAAATCGGTGAAATCCAAATCGAAGCCGCCCCAGGATCCGACAATTGAGCGTCGGGCCAAGGCCGAAAAGATTTGTGAAATGTATGAATCGGGCGACGTCACGATCGAATCGTGTTGTGGCGAAAACGGAATCACCGTCCGAACGTTTTGGAATTGGGCCAATTTGGATTCCGACATTTCCGAACGTTACAAAAAAGCCAAGGGAACCCACGGGAAAATCGGAAAAGAGGGGATCCGCGAAAAGGCGTTGGACGGATTGACCCGATTGATCACGGGGTATTGGATCGAGGAATCCGAAACGGAGGAATTGTTTTCAAGGACGGGACAATTGTCGGGTCGCAGGGTAAAGAAAAAAAACCGATTCATTGGACCAAATGCCACCGCGGTTATTTTTGCGCTGAAAAACACCGATCCAATCAATTGGAACGACAACACCGTGATCGACGTGATCACCGAAGAACAAACATTCAAAATTGGAAATCAAACAATAAAATTTTCATGACAAACGAACAATTTGACGAATTCGTCGCCGACCTTATTCAACAAAAACATGGTTTGAATGGGGCGTTAAAACATGCGAGAATGAAGATAAACGAATTGGAACAAGGATTCACATTTAAGGGTGGCGAATCAATGGACGATCCGAACGACCTTTTCGAATCCAACGATTTACATTTTTGGTTTGACGTTTTCCGTGAATTGGATTCATTTATCGATTTGAATTAAACAACATGGAACGAATTTCATTTGATTTTGACGGTGTTTTGACAACCGAACGCGGCCGACAATTGGTTCGTGATAAGATAAACAAAGGTTTTGAAGTGTGGATAATTACGGCCCGACAAATGGATCCAAATGACCGAGTGTTTGAAGTCGCCAGGGAATTAGGAATTCGAAAAAACCATGTCGTGTTCACCAATGGACGGGACAAATGGTCATTCGTTGACAAATACGACATTTCAACCCATTACGACAACAACCCCGAACAAATCACCAAGATTAAAAAAAATACAAAGGCCAAAGGTCAATTGTTCACCAAATAACAACACAACATGACAACAACCGAACAACCCGTTTTGGCGTTCGTTTCCGAACCCGAAATACAAATGATCATTCAATCATTGATCGACGACACGGGATCCGTTAACGCCGCAGAAAAATGGATCAATCGCAAATTGTCCCAAGTTTATCACGATATTGAAACCCAGGGATTGAAGAAAGAATTGATTTGCTCACGTGACGAATGGACAAAGGTTCAAAGGTTTTTTTCGAACCGCAGACGTGCCATTATTTGTTCCCAAATTACCGAATCTAAATTTTGGCCCCATTGATCCATGGTCAAATTTGAACCGCACCCCAAACAATTAGAATTCATGGAGGCCGTTTTCGGCGGAGGTTATGAATCGTTGTTGTATGGCGGGGCGGCGGGTGGCGGGAAATCTTATGTGTCATTGGCCACATTGATATTGTTGGCGAAGATTTTCCCCAATTCCAAGTCACACGTGATACGCGAATCGTTGCCGTCGTTAAAGCGGACCACCATTCCAACGTTTTTCAAGTTATGCCCGAAGTCATTTATCCGCTCTTATCACCAAACGGACCACATTGTGACGTTCGTCAATGGTTCAACCCTGGAGTTTTTCCCCGAAAATTACAACATGGACAAAGATTTGACGCGATTCGACGGATTGGAAACAAATTTTTTTTTGATTGAGGAGGCCCAAGAGGTACAAAAAAAGACCTTTGAAAAGTGCAAATTGAGGGTGGGCCGTCACATTATACCGAACCAACCGCCCCGTTTAATTTTATTGACATGCAACCCGTCGCAGACGTGGACCAAAACCGAATTCCACGAACCCGCAATGGCGGGAACATTGCCGCCGTCGTATTTCTACAAACGCGCGTTAATGATCGACAATCCAACATTACCGACCGAGTATTTGGCCGCCATGCAAAATTTGGACGAAATCACCCGCGCCGTGTTCGTCAATGGGGATTGGGACGTGATTGACGTGGACCGCCCGTTCGCTTACGCGTTTAATAAGTTCAAGACTGTTAAACCAAACGTCGAAATCAACCCAAAGGAACCAATCATTTTGTCGTTCGATTTCAACGTCGATCCGATTACATGTATTGCGGGGCAATCATACAACGATAAAATCCGAATCATTCGGGAATTTAGATTGAGGAATTCGGACATTTTCCAATTGTGCGAAACGATTCGCGTGGCGTTTGGGGATCGGTTTTTCATTATCACGGGTGACGCGTCGGGGGCCAACCGTTCCGCCATGACCAAGGGGGCGTTGAATTATTACATGATCATTCGGGACGAATTGGGGATCCCCAAATCCGCGTTCAAGGTTCCAAGCGTGAACCCTTCAATAAAAAATTCGCGGGTATTGCTCAATTCAATGTTGGAAAAACACCCCGATTTGATTATCGATTCGAGTTGTCAATTTTTGATTCATGATTTGCAGAACGTCGAAACAACGGCCAATGGGGACATTGACAAAGGCCGCGACGCGTCGTTGACCCATTTGTTGGATTGTTTCCGTTATTATTTGTGGACATTTCACAACGATTTCATTCGTTTTATGAAATGATTTTTGACGTATTTTTGGGGAAATTAAATCCACATGCCAGGACAAAAACGTTTTTCCGCAAAATTTGACCGTTGTGTTTCCCATGTCCAAGCGTCGGGGAAAAACCGTTCCGCGTCTTATGCCATTTGCCAAGTTAGCGTAAACAAAAAAGGCGGTGGAATAATAAGCAAACCCAAAAAATCAACAAAATGAAATGGTTCAAACGACAACAACCGCATGTTGAACAACCCCAACAACATGTGACGGGATCCAAAATCCCATTGAAAAAAGTATTCACGGAGGCCGACGGAACCGAATGGTTCGAATATCACAACCCCATGACAATCCCCGCAAAACGCGCAATTTCCGCAGAGGTTGCAACGCGATTCGTGGAAATGAACATGACAAAGGATCAATTGGGAACAATAATCGACGCCATGAAGAAATCCGCCAATGGTGGAAACATTGTCGAAATGTTCCATTTGTTGGCTGAAATGGAATTCCGTTTGGAATTTATTGGCGAAGAACAAACCATGATCGAATTGGCCGCGTGTTATTTCGTGATTAAAGGCGAGGACGAAACCGAATTTTCGGACGTGTGGAAACAAATAAAAATTGAACGGATCAAATCCAATTCGGAGGCGTCCGATTTTTTTATCCAAAGGGCGTTCGTACACACAACCAAATATTCCGAAATGTCCGACAACGATATTCACGAATATTTGAGAGCGAACGTCCCCGCAAACGAACGGTTTCGTCAAATTTTGCAACGATTGAAATCGGGCGATATATTGACGAAATCCAATATGTTAACCAAATCATTTGTGAAAACCGAGTAACCGAAATGAAGGCGTTGGAATCGTTGTCAATTGACGAATATTATCAAACGATTTCAACATTTTTCAAGATCGTGGACGAACGGAATGAAGCAATGGAAAAAAATAAATAAAACACCAAACCATGGCAGAGGTCAAAAACATATTATTCAAGTTACAAGCCGACACGTCGCAAATGCGTCGTGAATTGGACGCAATAAAATCGGGAATTAACAACGTCGGAACCGCAACGAAACAAACGGAATCCGCCGTTTCGGGATTGAAGAAAACATTGGCGGGGGCCGCCGCCGCGTTTGGTGGTATTTCAGTCGCCGCCGCGGCAATTGATTTCGGTAAAGGCGCGATCCAGGCGGTTGCGGATTACGAAAACGTTCAAATTTCATTGGAAACATTTTTGGGTTCCGCAGACAAAGCGAAAAAAACATTCAAGGAATTGGAGGAATTTTCAATCAAAACCCCATTCACCCCCGAACAAGTCAACCAAGCGGGAAAGGCGTTGTTGGCGTTCGGTGAACCCGTGGATCAATTGACCACGACGTTGGGACGGATTGGTGACGTATCGTCGGCAACGGGCAAAGATTTTAATGAATTAGCGGTTATTTATGGGAAGGCCCGTGTTCAAGGAACATTGTTCGCCGAGGATATAAACCAATTGACCGAAGCGGGTGTCCCGATCATTGGGGAATTCGCCAAACAATTGGGCGTGTCCGAAAAGGAGGTCAAAAAATTAGGGTCCGAAGGGAAAATTTCATTCGCCAATCTCGAAAAGGGATTCCAATCATTAACGTCCGAGGGTGGACGGTTTTTTGGTTTGACCGATAAGTTGTCGCAATCAACCACGGGTCGTTTGTCCACATTGGAGGGGAATTTTACCGAGTTAAAACGATCCATTGGCCAGGGTTTATTGCCCGTTTTCGAATCGTTGGTGGGCGTTGCGTTTGACGTGATTGACGGATTGAGAGCAATCCCCGCGTTTGTCGAAGAAAACCGCAGAACATTATTGTTGTTGGCGGGTGTTGTGGCGTTTTATGTTGGCCAAAGAAAAGCCGCATTACAAGCCGAAATACTTTATGAGGCCCGTTTCAAGTTGTTGTTGATCCGTGAACAATTGGGATTGGTAGTCACCAAAGCCAAGGCGTTTTTCACACGGGCGGCGGCAACGGCCACGAACGTATTGACGGGGGCCACGTCGGCCCAAGCGGTGGTAACGCGTGGCGCAACGGCGGCCCAGGCGGCGTTGAATGGGGCAATGAAAGCGAATCCGATCGGATTGGTGATTGGTTTGGTCACTACATTATTGGCATTATTCCCCGATTTGATTTTTGGGGCGGAGGACGCCGCCGCGGCGACACAACAATTGTCGTTGGAACAACAAGCGGTCGCGGATTTTACGGAAATCATGAACAAAAAAATCGCCGACGAACAAGTTGAATTGGACGGTTTATTTAACGCGTTGCGTAATACCAACGCGGGAACGGCGGAACGTTCGCAATTGATCAATGAAATCAATTCAAAGTATGGGACGACATTGACCAATTTGAAAACCGAAAAGGAATTCGTTGAACAATTGGACATTGCGTATCAAAATTTGATTACTCAAATACGAAATAAAGCGGCCGCAGAGGCAAAAACCCAGGTGATCACCGATTTGATCGCTAAACAAATCCGCGCCCAACAGTTTTTGGAAAATTCATTTTCGGGTTTGGCCAATTCCATAGGTCAAGGATCCGCCACGGCCATGAAAATTTTCGACGGTTTATCCAAAGAAAATAAAAAATTGGTTATGGAATTAGTGGCGGGAAATAAAACCGCAACCGAGGCGTTGGCTGATAACCCATGGGGTGTTCGGGGTGCGGAATTAGACGCCGCGGGAGCCGCTAAAAATTTACAAAATGTGGCGGCGTCGTTAGCAAACGTTGATAATCCATTTTTACAATTATCCCAATCCGAAACCGACGCAATCGCCAAAATTGAGGAGGAAACGGGATCCGCGGTTTCGAGTTACCAATATTTTTTGGAACAATATGAAGCCACAACACGCGGAATTGCCGCCGTTGACGCCGCGTATGTTGTAACGGGCAAAGACAAACCCAATCCGCGAACATTTACAAGCGCGTCGGCAAACAAAGACGCGGAAAAATTAAAAGAGGCCCAAAACAAATTGAAATTTTCGTTACAACGAGAAATCGATAAACAAGTCCTCGAATTGAAATTTCAACCCGCGTTGTTGGCGGATCCGAAAAACGTCGAACAAGCGGTGGACCAAGCACAAAAAATCGGGCAAAAACAACGTGAAATTTTTGAACAAGAGATCGCCCAACGGATTGAGGATTCGAAAACGGAGGGAACATTCACGACCGCAATCGCGTTGCAATTTGGGGAATTGAAGAAAAACGGATTGGAAATTTTAGCAGCAGAAACGGAAAACGCAATCACCAAGATTAAAGAGGACGCGGAAAAAAAGAGATTGACGACATTGGATCAAATCGCCGCCGTGGAATTGGAACGCCAATTGACGTTGGTGGAACAAAACACCCAAACATTGGAGGGGCAAAGGTCCAAATTGATTAAAGATTTGGCCGACGCCCGTGGAACCGAGGAACAAAATCGAATCCGTCAACAGTTGAATGATAATTTGAAATTGATTAAAGATTCATTGACAAACGAACAAGGCGTGAGAATTAAAGCCATTGAAGCGGACCGCGACGCGGAATTGAAAAATACTGAATTGACATTGGAGGAACGAACGTTGATCGAAAAACAAGCGGATTTGGAAATATTAAAAACCAAAAACGATTTTCACGACCGATCAATCAAATTATTGGAGGACGAAACGGACAAAACTAAAGAGGAAACCGCAAAACGAAAAGAGGCGATTATCCAGGGAATCGAGGACGTTTTGAAAGCGACATTGGATTTGGCCAACGCGGTCATTGACGCACAAATTCGCCAAACGGACGCCGCCATTTCGGCCCAACAAAGACGTGTTGACGCCGCCGCAGAAATTGCAGAAAAGGGAAACGCCGAGTTGCTACAAATCGAAGAAACCCGTTTACAAAAGTTGAACGAACAAAAGGCGAAATTCGTCCGCGCACAACAAGGGTTGGCCGCCATTGAATTGGTTGCCAATTCCGCCGTGGCAATTTCGAAAGCCGCCGCCGAGGGTGGGGCCGCCGCACCATTCACCATTGCCGCGACATTGATCGCATTGGCCGCGGGATTGGTTGCCGCCCGTGCCCAAGCCAGGGCCGCCGCGGGATCATTTGCCGAGGGGGGTTACACGGGCGACGGTGGGAAATATGAATCCGCGGGTGTTGTTCACCGTGGGGAATTTGTCATGACCAAAGAAAAAACGCGCCAATGGCGTCCATTATTGGAGGCGATCCACGCGGGTCGTGATCCAATGTTGGCCAAGGGATTGAATGATCGTGTTATTGCGATAAACAACAAATCCATGGATTCAAAATTGGAACGTATTGAAATGGCAATTCGTCAACAAAAGGGTTTGACATTATCGATTGACGAACGCGGGATCAACGGAATCGTTTCGAAATTGCAGTATAAAGAACAACGAATTCGAAACAAAGCCAAATGAACACGTCAATCAAAATAAAATTGAACGGGGTGTGGATCACGGGTCGCATTGACGGGACCGCCACATTCGAGGTCACATTGCGACGCGCCGACGCCAATGGTCAAACGGCCAAGTCTTATTCGTCGGAATTGACATTTTTCGACGACGGGTATCAAATTTTGAAAACCGCATTGATTGACGATCCAAATGGATTTGCCAATGAAATCCCCGTTGAAGTGTGGGACGACTGTTGTGGGACGGCTCAATTCGTTGGGGTGATTAAAGGCGACGCCATTGATTGGTGTGAACCCGATTGTTCCATTTCGGCCAACATGATCGAAAAAACGCCCGAATTTAATTGCGTTCAATCAACCATTTTGTGGGACAATTGGAACGGGTTTTTGAACCAAAATCGACCCGCGGTTCGATATTGCATTGACCACCGCCCCGCATTTATTCAAATTGTGATTTTGTGGATTGCGTTTTTATTGGCGTTGATTGTAGATCTTATTTTATATCCGTTGGCCATTATATTCGCGCCATTGTTGGCGGTGATTTATGTGATTTGTTCGATTGTTTGCGCGTTGCCAGGAACCGACTGTGAACAAAGTGATTGTAACGAATCGAATTTTTCCCCATGGGGTGCGTTTGATTTGATTGGTGATATAAACGCCGAAATTGCTGAATGGGTGATCCCATGCGGTTGGTATCACCCGTCCGCATTGGTTCGCGATTACGTCAAAAATGTTTGTGGAAAATGTGGATTGACATTTCAGTCGTCCATTTTGAACGATCCCGCGTCGCCGTATTGGAACACCGTATTGTTGTCGGCGCAAGTCCGCAGAGGATTCAAAAAAGACGAAACCAATTTCATGTTGATTTCGGAAAATTTGCCCGTGGAAACATTGTCGTCGTTTTTGGACAACATTTTGAAACCAACATTCAACGCGGATTGGCGGATCATTGGGAACAATTTAGTGTTCGAACGAAAAGATTTTTTTCAAGGAACAACACCATGGATTGACGCGATTGATTTATTGAACAACAACATGATCGCAGAAAACAAAATTTGTTATTCATGGATTGATCGCGAACGTTGGGCGTTTGGCCGCTTCGAATATCAACCCGACGCCCAAGAATATTTGGGGAATGAAGCCGCCCCACGATTCAATGATATTATTGATTTCAATGTCCCATTCAACCCGTCACAGTCGGGACAATACACGGTTTCGTTGCCGTTGTCACCCGTTCGAACCAGGGAGGACGGAATCCGTCAAAATTTTTACGAATATTTCGAAAATTGGGCGGGTGGGATTGTGAATTCATTTTTCGGTGGCGCGTTGTCCGATTACACTAACGCCATGTTAATGAACGACGACACCGCGTTCAATTACAAATTATTGATTTGGGACGGTCAAGACATGCAAAACGCCGCGGTTAAAACTGATTATTCGGATTCATTCACGGGTGGATCGGTGATTGTTAACGGCTCAAATGTTCCCGTTGGATCGCGCCAAAATTATCCGTTTTGGTTCAAGGAAAACAACGCGAATAATTTGTACACATTGTTTCACTACATTGACGATCCAAGACAACCAACCGCGACACAATTCAATTTTGATTTCGCGTTTGAATTTTCATGTAATGATTTGGCCAATTTTGATTGGGCCAAAACAGTTAGATTGCCAAAAAACGGATCCGTGGTTTATGGCCAAATCACGGAGGTTAAATTGAATTTTGTGACACGCGTGGCCACGTTGTCGGGAATTGTCTAAATTTGTAAAATATGCCAAATAAATTTTCAATCGGATCATGTTTGAATCCATTACCAACCCAAAATCGGGTTTGGATTCGTTGTTGTCAAACGTTGACATGTACCGTTACCAATGTACACAATACCCCATTGACATTAACCGACACGAAATTGACGTTCAATGTCGGCGCACTGTATTCAGTTACGGGAATTTCAATCAATGGTGTGACGCCATACGAAAACAATTTACCAATTGTCGTTCCCGTCGGAGGAACATTTGAAATTGTCATGGACATTTGTCACACGGGAATGGCAAAAACAGACGTTGGTATTTTATCAATTGATTTCACAACCGTAGAACATGGAGTTGAAACCAACGCGTTTAATTTTGCGGTTTCCCATACAATGTTCCCATACGTTTCACCCAACCCATTGGATTTTGGATCGGTGATTTTTGGAACAACGGGGACCGCCAATTTGAACGTGACCAATCCAACGATTGGACCCATGGATTTTATTATTGATTTTGCCGCATGTTCCGAAGGTGGGTTCGATTTGCACACGCCAACGAATCCCGTGAATATTGCGCCAGGTGTGACCCAAGCCGTTCCAATCGAATGGACGCCGCAAATGGTTTTAGAAATTTTGGAATGTTCGATCCGAGTGACTGTTGAATGTAATGGGGTGAATACAACATTGGACGTGTCGGGAATTTCCGAACAAGATTGTTCATGTTTGTGTTGTGACGACGTGACCGTTGTAACTGAAAACGATTTATTGAGAGGGGTTAAAGGGTTATGTGCAACGACCGAATTGTTTAATCGTTCCGCCGTATGTGAACAAAAAACAGTTCGGTTTACATTTACATATTTGAATGGATTAACCGACGGCCTAAAAATTTGGTTCAACCCATGGTTGTGGTCATTTTGGTGTGATTTCGGGACAAAATACGGATCGGGAATCGTTGACGGCCCACCGCCCGTTGGTTGGTTTTTGAATTACAACAATTCTACAATGGGGGTTGGAACACAAACGGCCATGGCATTGATTGGAACGGGTTCCAATTTCATGGCGGCCAAAAATTTCGGGGTAACATTTGAACCATTGGACACCCAACAATTTGTAATTGAATTCACATTTTTTCAAATTGAAGATTTGGACAATTGGACCACGGCGAATTTGGTTCCGAACAACCCTAAATGGAGGCGGACCGACGTGAGCGCAATCAATCCGCCCGTTGGCGATTCATTATTGACGAACATGTTTCCGTCGGTTTACAACATGCCCAAAAAATTGTGTTCGTTGTTTTATTTGATTGATCCAAACACAACGGTGGACGGCCAACCTTTTGAGTGTGCGGAAACGCAAACAATCAATTGGGCGTCACGTTGGTATAATTCGGGTTTATATGGTGGGGCGTCCGAGTTCACGGATCATTCGTTCACATTTGAACGCAATGGGGCAAACGTTCCGAATTTTTCAACAGTTCAAACAACCAAAGTTTATTTTCAAATTACCATTCCACCCGCTTATTCGGGTGGATTAAACGGAGTTATTTTTCAGTTGTTTGACGAAACCCAAACAACCAATTCGGTGGATTTTTTGACCAATTACGGTTCAAGTCGCGCGGAAATTCCAAATGTTGGCGGGATTTCAGTATTGGACAACAATTTGGAATCGCCGTCGGACACAATTTCATTAGGCGGAGGAGTTTATCAAATATCCGCACACGTCGGAATTGGTGTCAATCCGTCGGGCGTTTATCGAGTGGCGGCGATTGTTTACGGTGGGGATTCGCAGACGGTCAACACATTTATTTCGGATCCGATCGAAGTCACCCAGGTCCCCGATTTGGAATGTGACGGGTGTGGTATTAAAATAAACAAACAAAATTTCAAACAATATTTTCAAAAAAACGACACAAATTGTGTTCAACCCGTAGCAAAGGAACGGATCAACCATTTTTTACAATTGGCGGCGGGAAATTTCAAAGATTGTTTGTCCGCATGGGGCGCGTCCATTCCCGATTACCGTGAATACATGAATAATATCACGTTGAACGTTTATCGCAGAGTTCAAGATTTTCCAACCGTTGGTCAAACGACATTTTTCATTTGGCAAACCCACCAATCCAATCGCGTGATTGGGTTCCCAGGCAATTGGCAAAATTTAGGTGACATGATTGTGGCGGACATTGGGTCAACGTTTATTGATATAAATTTCGAAACAAGAGTTCGTTGGGAATCAACCGCATTTGACGGGCCGTCGATAATGTTGGCAAACACGGCCACATATATGAACCGAACGTCGGCGGGTCCATTGGGGTCCACATACGTTTCGACATTGGGGATCACTAACGATTGGCGTGGCGAAGAAATTTATTTGGAATACCGATTCCGTTTTGATTTATCCGCTTTATTTGGTCAACCATATATTGCAAACCAAATCGCAGCGTTCGCAGTCCGACCAATCCAAAATGAATTTGACAATTCGGGGTATTCAAGTATTTTAACCGACATGAAGGTTGAAGGATATAAAGACGAAACGGGCGAATGGACGGGAATCAATGGACCAATTTGTCCGTCCGATTGGGACCAAATTCGCGTAATTTATACGGCAAACCAAAACGGTGATTTTATTTTCTTCATGAACCCATTGGGCGGAGGCGTTTCGCAATTAACCGAATCCGAATATAATGTTTCACCATTTAGTTTTTCGCAAATGGTCAACGTGTTGTCAATTGACCCCGATTTTTCAAGTGGCCAGGCGGCCGCTTATTTGGATCTTACAACATTGACAAATGGAACATGGGAATTGTGTGGATTGATTTCAGTTCCGCCCGTGTATTAAAAAAATGAAAAACCGCATGTCGATAAAAAAAACACCGTAAATTTGAAACCATGGCCGAATTGTTTGATTCATATATAAATCCCAATAACCCGTCCGAGGTTTATTGCGATTTGACGGACGAATTTGATTGTCCCGATCCAAACACCCGCTTGTTATGCGGAACGATTCAAATATTTTGCGGGTCAAATACGTTTTGTTCAGACATGATTGTCAACAACGGTTTGATTTTGTGCGATTGCCACGAATCATGGAACTGTAATTTGTGCGGCAACGATTCCGCGTTTTGGATTCCATTTCAAACGGGTGACACATACACATTCCAATTCCAACAAATACTAATTAAACCCGTAGGCGGTTGGTTTTCAAACGGTACAACATTTATAGGTGCCGCAAGTTTTCGAATAACAACATGTTGTGGCAATTCATTTAATATTGACGACGAATTATTCAATCAATTTGTTCTAAATCAATTTGTCGGTGAATTTCAAACAACCCAGGTTGGCGGAATTGTCACAACAACACCAATTCAACAAATCGAATTTGATTTGTACGCAATCACCGAGTATTTAATCGCCCAAGGTTGGGACACATGTTTTTATTTTGAATTTTGTTTTGGAAACCCCAAAGAAGAAAAACCACAATGTTTTTGTTCGGAACCGTTCAAATTGGAGGTTTGCAGCGACAAAAAACAATCGGTTTTGATTGAATCCGATTATCCGTCAACGGATTGTTTTGGCCTATATTACGGGAACAATTGGTCCGACGTTTTTGGCGGAATTGCGTTCAATTATTCAAATCAAATTCGGATCCCATGTTCATTTGAACAAACCAATTTTAACATTTCCAAATCGATCATTGAAACGTCGCGCAAAACGACGGGTTCGGAAATATGCGAGAATTGGCTAATGAATTCGTTCGCATTGCCGCAGAGGTTCACAAAAATATTGGCCACCATTGTCGCGGGGACAAACATAACAATCGACGGTGTTGATTTCAACATTGACGGCGAAATCACAAAAAATAATGAAATTGGAACCCGTTGGTGGGTTTCGTTAACTTTCGAACATTGCGAATGTTCTAAATCCCTTACATGTTTATGATTGAAATCGAGCAAATCACCGCGTTATTGGCGGACGAAAAATACCGACCAAAAAAATACGAAGATTGGAACGACGTTCGTCGAACAATGTTTGTTCACACCCGTGGCAAAAACCCCGAAAACATATTGACGGCGCGTCGTCCGAATGAGGATCCCGACGTTCAAAAATATCGTTTGTCGATTTACGAACCAATCACAAAGGGTTCAATGAATCGCGCGATTGATAAGTTGTTCCGCATTTTCCAAAACGCAAATTTTTCGATCCAGGTATCGGACGAATTGAACACATATTTGTCACAACACAAATTCGACGGTCAATTTTTTTATTCATACATTCAAAAGTTCGTCGTTCGACGCATGATTGAAGATCCGAACGGTTATTTGGTTTGGATCCCCGTGGGGCCAGGATTGACCGATCCAACAGTCAAGGTTGACGTTGAACCGATTTTGATCATGTCCAACGACATTAAAGTTTTGAACCACAATTTGATCACATGGAGGTCAAACGACGAATATTCCATGATCCGCGAAAACGGAAAAATGGTTGAACGTGGCGTTGTTTATTACACCATGACCGACACGGCGTTTTTCCGCCATGAACAATTTGGAAACGCCATTGATAAAAAATTCAACACGGTGATCGTTTACGAACATAACATTGGCCAATGTCCCGCCGTTATTTTGGGTGGGGATTTGACCGACGACAATTTTTTCGATTCATATTTTTCCGCGTTTGTTCCATTCGCAAATGAAGCGATCCGCCAATATTCCGATTGGACGGCGGTCATGACAACGTCGGCGTTTCCTTATCGTGAGGAGGTTGCCGAAACATGTGACGCGAAGGGTTGCCGCGACGGTGTCGTTTACAATTCCGAACATGAAGAACATGAAACATGTTCAAAATGTAAAGGATCGGGACGAATCATTTCACGTTCACCATTTGGGGTTTTTCTTCGAGAAAAGGGGAATGCAGCATTGGGAACGGACACGGGTTCAAGTGAACCAATGATTCGATTCATTTCACCGCCCGTTGACATTATCAAATATTCGGGCGAAGCGTGGGAAACGTTATTAAGAAAAGCCGAGGAATCGTTGCATTTGAACACAATCGACGAAGCGCAAAGCGGAACGGCCAAACAAATCGATCGTGAGGATTCGTTTTCGCAGTTGACCAAGATTTCAAACAATTTATTCGACGAAATCATTTTCAAATCGTTGGTATTTATTGAGCAATACCGAAACGTTGTCAATCCAATGGATCCGATCATTGTCAAACCCATTTCGTTTTCCATGAAAACCGAGGACGATTTGATTGACGAATTGAACAAGTTAACCGACAAAAACGCCCCGATTGCTTTTTTGGTTGAATCAACCAAAGATTTGGCGCGGAAACGTTTTTCGGGAAACAAGACGGTTTCGAGGTTGGTTGAAATATTGGTTTCTTATGATCCAATTTATCATTTGAACACCAAGGACAAACAAATGTTGTTGGCGTCGGGAACGATCCGAAAAGAGGATTTATTGAAGTCGTTGTTTGCTTACAAAACATTGACCGCCATGGTCGCAGATAATGGAACCGAATTTTTGGAACAACCGTTGTCGGTGATCTTTGCCGAGTTGGACGCCAAATTGGCCCCAATACTTTCGATCTACATTCCAAAAACGGTGATCGATATAAATTCGGATTCCGCAGCAACGGGAACCCAGGACACCGAATTGGCCCGTCAACGCGCCGAGGCCCAAGCGAATCTAAAAGGAACCGTTGGGGGTGTTCAAGGTATATTGTCAATTCAACAATCCGTGTCCCAGGGCGTGACCAAACGCGACGCGGCGATTTCGTTATTGGAAACCATTTACGGGTTTGATTCCGAAACGGCGAATCGATTGTTGGGTGATCCAATTGAAATTCCGCCACCGACCGCGTGATCCAGGAACGATTGAAACATTGTAAATTTGCATTATTGGCATGTACAAACAACGTTAAATTGTTTTGTGACACATGTGACGGTGGTGACAATTACGAATGTTATGAACCCGAATTGGAACGACGTGAAAAGTTAAAAAAAGAGCAAAAACAACAACAAAAACAAAATGGCGGAATTCACGGACGAAATAATTCGGATCATTGAAAAAAAGGATCGGACCATGGAAACAATCAACAACGATTTGTTTCAATCATTGGATCCGACCCAACAAACGATTTTTGAAGCGGTAAAAAAACACATTTCAAAAATGGAAACCGCAGACGGGAAAATCATTTTTGACGAAATGAACACCGACATGGTGAACGAAATTGATCAAATTATCGCCAACGCGATCAAACGGTCAAAATATCCGTCGTCCGTCCAAAGTTATTTGTCCGATTGGAACACAATAAACGAGTTCAATTATACGGTTCACAAAGACGTGAACGAATTGTCAAAAACTGAATTGGAAAATTTAGTCAATCCGATCCAAAAGCAAATGACCGAACAAACATTGACGGGTTTGACGGGATCGGGTGTCAACACAAATTTCATTGAACCCATTCGCCAAGGTATTTTTCAAAACATTGTCGCGGGATCTTCAATCACCGATTTGGAAAATTATTTGACGACCTACATTTTGGGAAATCCAAACGTGGACGGATTGTTTTCACGATATGTTAAACAAATAAGTCGTGATTCGTTGAATCAATACGACGGGCAAATCAACGCCAAGATCGCCGAGGAATTCGGATTGGACGCGTTTCGATATGTTGGTTCATTGATTGACGATTCACGTCCACAATGTCGTCGTTGGGTGAACATGCGGGTGATCCAAAAAAAGGATTTGCCAAACGAATTATCGTGGGCCACCAATAACGGGACGGGAATGATCCCAGGAACGAACACGGAAAATTTCGCGGTTTATCGCGGCGGATATAATTGCAGACATTCCGCCATTCCGTTCAAGTTGACAAAATCCCAACGTGAAAAATTAGGATTGGAGGCGGCCACGGCGGAGGAAAAACAAACAACAACGGTTGACGATCAAATCGCAGAGGTAAAAAAGGACAACAAAACAACCCAAAAGGAATTCGACAAAGCGGTGGCCAAACAACAATTGAATGAGGAATATTTTATTTCGACACAATCCCCCGCAATAAACAAGGCGTTTTTTGATTTGGTAAGTGACCAAGACGGGGCCGCAGAAATTGCCGCAGAGTTCAACACCATTTCGGGATTGGTTGCCCCGTCCGAGGCCACAAACCCACAAAACAAATCAAAATTGTTTGACGGAAAACCAAAGGTTAACAAATACAATGTTTTCAAATTGGGAAAAAACACGGGTGGGGCGTGTGGAATTAACAATAAATGTGTTTTGGTTCGTATTAAAAAGGGTGAAAAAATTATCGCCAAATCTTATGATCAACAGTTTTTAGACGCGCAATCAAATATTGAGGAATGGCATAAAAAAAATGTTGTAAATGGAAAAACGGGAAAAGACAAAAACAACGAAAATGTTTACGCCGACGAAAGGGGTTACACAATTGCCAAAACGTTAGGAGGAAAACCAAAATTTTGGACCGTTTCAACAATTGCCGACGCGATTGATCAAAACGTCGCGCCAACAATTACACATGAATTCGCGCATTTAATCCATAACAAAGTCGATCCATTGTCAAGTGGATTTGGAAATGGCAAACGTGTAAAAATTCAAGATTTGGCGGACAAAATGAAAGTTAAGTTAGGGAACGCCCCGTCCCTTTACGGCGCGACCAATTGGTCTGAATTTTGGACCGAATCATGGACCGCATACACATACGCACCCGAATGGTTTGAACAAGAATATAACGTCGCGTATAAATTTTTTCAAACATTATTGGAGGAATATCAAATCGACCCGAAAACAATTAAACAGTTTACAAAATGACCATTGAACAAATGACCGAATTGTCCGAGTTAACAAGCCAGGCGGCCGCAAACGACGACATTGAAACATTAAAAAAAATAAAGTCAATTATTGATAATTCCGAACCCGATATTTTTCAATCTAAAATGGGTGACGAATGGTTTTATTCGTCGTTGACGTCGGCCCAAATTAACGCATTGGAATAATCAATTTGACGTATATTTGTAGAAACCATTCATAAACAACAAACAAATGGAAAAAATTCGAATCCAAAACATTAAAACGGGCAAGGTTTCCGTGATCACAAAAACCGCATGGGAATTATTGCGCCGCGGTGGACATTCAAAAGTTTTTGACGTGATCCCCATGGTGAAAAACCCCGTGACATTCAATGTTCCCGCAGAGGAAACAAAAGTTGAAACCCACATTGTGGTTGAATCACCAATCGCAGAGGAACCAAATGAATCCCAATCGGAATTTATTGACATTGATCAACCAACGGTGGATCAAACAAGCGAAGAAACAACCCAGGAAACGACCACGGAATCCCCAAAAAAACGCGGTCCAAAATCCAATAAATAAAACAACAACGACCCATGTCAAAAATCGAAAATTTTTTGAAAAAAATCGGTGTTCCGTCGGACGCAATTAGCAAGTTGACGACCGAGGACGATACAACACCAATTGACGAAATCGCAACGGCGTTCAAAACAGTCCAACGCGACGTTTTGAAAAACGATCCCGAATTCATTCAACCAATGAAGGACGAAATCCGCGGATCTGAATTGTCCAAGATCGAACACAAATTGAAAAAAACATTCAATTTACAGTCGGAAGATATTAAGGACAAAAAATTCGACGAAATCATTTCAATCGCTTACGAACGCGCGTCAAAAGCAACGGCCCAAGGTGCGGACGAAATACAAAAAAAGTTGATCGAATTGTCCAATGAAAACAAACGTTTATTGGAGGACGTGATCCCCGCCAAGGAATTGGAGGCAAAGAAACAAATCACAACATTCAAACGCGAATCGATCATTTCCCAAGCGATCGCCAAGCGTCAATTGATTGTTTCGTCCGAGGTGGTTTCACCCGCAGTTCGTTCGTATTTGGACCAAAATTACAACGTTGACGTTGACGACAATGGTCAATTGGTTGTGAAAACAAAAAATAATTTGAATCCATTGAACCAAGACGGGACGAAAATCGTTACCTTTGACGAAATATTGGATTCGCATTTGACGCAATTGGGGGTTGTGAAACAATCAAACGGTTCACCAACCAATCAAAACGCCAATCCAAAAGGAACGCCGCCACCCGTGAACAACGGAGGAAACGGCGACCAAAAATTCAATTTGCCAGGTCTAAAAAAGGCCCAACAAAACGCGGAACAATTGACCAACATGAAGGTGTTTGGGCAAGGATCCGCAGAATAAAAAACGGGCCGTCGGGCCGAAAACGAATTCCACGGGTTCGCCAAACCAAAATGGCAAACAACGGGGGACCGACCCATTTCGGAATGATCACATTTTTCATGTGGTTGTTACGCAATGGGTTTCGTGTTTTATAACCCCAAACAAATAAACAAAAGTTAAACAGTTAAAAATTAAAAAAAATGGCATTTACACAAGGATTGTGTCAAAAGTTGCAAACGGATTTGAATTCGGTTGCGGGTATTAACGCACCCGCATTAAAGCGCGATCGCGTTGGGTATTTGGACGCCCTAATGTCTGAAGAAAACCGCATGGGATTTGAAGCGATTCCAATTCCAACAAACGGAAAATATCGCGCGGTTCAAGTGAATTACATTCAACGCGGGATTGCAGATTCCGTAAATTTGACATGTTCAAATTCATGTGATACCGACCAAGAGATCGCACCATTGGAAACAATTGTGAACATTACAAATTGCATTGAAACCAAGGGAATGAAATTTTCCGAGGACCAAATGAGAAAACTTTGCGAAGCGGACGCGGTTTATGTTTCAAGTGTTATCATGGCACAAATGAACGCATTAAACACGGCGTTAAACCAACAATTGTTGGCGGGTCAATCTTCAAATTTTGGTAAATTTGCAGACGGTACAACACAAAAAAACATTCAATTGTTTTTGGGTAGTGAAACCAACGCACCACGCGCAATTGCAGCGGCGCAAATTCGCCACGAATATGATTTGGTTGGGGCAAGTGGTGCGCCAATGATCATTGGAGGCGGAAATTTTGATTTGTACGCAAAGACGCAACAAATCGCATGTTGTAACGCAAACACGGGGACGGATTTAGCCCGTTGGACCGATTACATGTATTACAACGACCGTTTTGTGAATTCCGTAATTGGCGCAAACGAATTCGTTGTATTGGCCCCAGGTGCGGTTCAATTGTTAACGTGGAACAAATACGTTGGTGATTATGCAAAGCGAAACGACGTTTTTGAACATGGAACAATCACCGATCCATTTACGGGATTGACGTATGATCTTAAAGTTCATTACGACGATTGCGCGGACGAATGGTCGATCAAATTGTCATTGAATTGGGAATTGTTCTTTTTACCCGAAAATTCGTTCAACGAGGACGATACAAACGCGGGTGTCAATTACACATTCCATTTTGCGGATTGTTCAACCATTGCAGGTTGCGAAGTCTAAATTAAAAATATCACCCCGATCGAAATGGTTGGGGTGGTATAATTAACAAAAGTTAAACAAATAAAAAAATAAAAACATGGCAATTTGTCCAAGTACATGCGCCCCCGATTTGCCCGAAAGTTATTCGGGTGGGTGTGGCGTTACAACCCGCAATGGCGGAATTTCAAAATTGGCGTTCGTAAAATGTGATTACGAATTCGACAACATTTCAGATCGAACCGAGTGGATCGCAGCAATTGCAGCGGGAAACGTTGTTTTGACGGGTTTGTTGTTAGGCCAAAAACCAAAGGGATCATTCACAAAGAAAAGAATTTCTTCATGTGGACCCGAAGCAATTGTTGGCGGTGAAAAATCCGTGACATTCCAGGATTACAATTCAGATCCCGAAGATTGCACCGACACCGATTTTTGGAACATGATTCAATCGAACGCGACCAATTATCAATTTGGTTACTACACATGCGACGGGTATTTTTACGGATTGATTCCGTCGTTTCAAATTGAAGTTGACCAAGTAATCGAGGACAACAACACGGGGTCAATTTATTTTGACGGAACCGTGACATGGAACACAACAACAATTCCATGTGGTGTTCAAGTTAATTTGGACGGAATTTAATTCCACCGAATTTTTGTTCATTGAAAACCCCGTGGTGAATGTTGCCATGGGGTTTTTTTCCTTATTTTTGAAAATACAAATTAAAATATTCAAGACATGATTTATCACGAAAAAAAATTGATCAACATGGACAAAACCACGGTGGCGGCCATTAAATCATTTCAAAAAAATATTGGTCGATTGGACGTTTTTATCATTGCCACGGATAAAAAGACGGGTGAAAATATTAAACAAATGGAAAAAGTCGCGGGTGGATCATTCACCAAAGCCGCATGGACTAAATCCGTAGCAAATGGCGAAGGTGTTATTTTAACAGTTAATTCAGAATATTTTCGTCGTCGGGCAACCAAAGCCGTTGTGGCCGCCATGGAAACGGTCAAAAAACAATTTGACGGATTGACATTTGAACAATTTGACCACAAAAAATTCACGGCGTTTTTTATTGCTTACAAATCCAAAGCGGCCGACGAAATGGTTGATATGGAAAAAAAATCCGAATCATGAAGAAACCATTTCAATATTTTGTGATCCATTGCACCGCAACCCATGAGGGGCAAAACATAACGCCCGAAACAATTATTCGTTGGCATACCGCAGAACCGCCAAACGGTCGCGGTTG